AATCTCAATGGGTTCAACTTCAACCAATCCATCGTAGCATCTGAAGGTCAAGTCGTACCTACATGGGCTGACGTATTAAACAGAGCTAACCTTGGGTTTGAAGTTATGCATGAACGCAATGCACATAACTTCCCACTTGACTTAGCTGCTACAACGGAGAAAGAATATGCCCTCGGGTAAAGGTACTTACGGTACAAAGGTAGGTAGACCTAAAAAAACTACAAAGAAAAAATAGATCCACGTCCGTTCATCCATTTTTCATGGACGCATGAAACCTAAGCATGGAACGGGGCTTAGGTACTAGAGG